ATCGTCCGACAGGACGTACTTGGCTTTCACCGTGACACCACCAGCGTGCACCTGACGGGGCTGGGCGCCGGCTTTTGCTTTGTCAGCTAATTTAGTAGCCATCTCTTATGCCCCCCGTTAAGCGCCGGTATGAGCGACAGCGTAACTGGAAACCACGATTGCACCGAAATCTTCACTGTTGAAGACGGACTTCTTCATGCCCCAGATACAGCCAGCGCCAACGCCGAGCTGGTTTTTATAATCGAACAGTTCTTCTTCCCATGAGTACGTGTTCTTGCCCTTGTTTTTGCCATACGCCATAGCGACCGACTGTGCTCCACACAGAACGGCACGACGTACGGTTGAGTCAGTCGGTGCAGCTGGGATGCGATTGTTCGAGTGCAAAATAACACCGTTGTACTCACCCAGGGCGCCGGTATAGATCGGATTCTTCGTGATCTGCCCGCCTTGCATTGCTGCTTTCTGGATGTCCAGCCACTGACCAGTCGCGGTATTCGTGCGCATATCAGTCACCTGATAGGGGTGCAGGAACATCACGAACTTTTTCTCGCTACCGATACGCAAAGGCACCAGCGGAATTTGATCGCCAGAGCTGCCGCCAGTCATGGCAATTTCAACAGCGTAATCGATGTATTCCAGAGTAAACGTGTCGGTAGTTGAGATCGAGGCCTCGGCAGTCTGACCGCCGACCAGCAGATGCCGGTTTGTGGAGGGTGCTGAGGTAGCCTGCATACCGGTGTAACGGGTATCGGTCTGTGCTGTGTTGCCGCAAACCTGGTTAAAGAATGCGGTGTCATAGCGGTCAGCCCACCAGTCAGCCAGGCCATCACGTGCTTCATCGCGAACGGTGAAGGGTACGCGCTGCTCGGACATCTTGCCCTTGCTGCGTACAGCATGGCGAAGCTGGTCGATTGTAACGCTGTCGTTGTAAGTCGTCAGCGCTTCCTCGTTGCCTTCAAGAGTGCCATCGCCGGCAGTACCATCACCTGATAGCTGTAAGCGCAGGCCGAAAGTGACTTTGTCACCTGCGTCTTTGCCGAGCTCGGTTTTGATCTGTACGATGTTGTTTGGACTGGTGCCCATGAATTGCATCACTGAGGTATTTTTCAGCGACTCTTTCATCAGGCCTTTCGACCACTTCTTGACGGCTAACGGATGATTTACTGCGTAATTAGTATCCACAAGTATCTCCGAAAGTGAAAGTTAAGTTTACGTTTTCCCGCCTGTACGTCGGCGAACTACGAAACTCACTATCACGTCGTGAGACACGAAAAAGCCTTTTATCGCGGGGCTCTCCTCGAAACACCTGTGGAAGGTGGGTACTGCTTGGCCTGATTGTGCCCCTACCGCTGGCGAGATGTCAATAAAAAACCCGGCACGTGGCCGGATTTCTGCATAGCTGTGTGCTCGCTTACGATCGTATGGGTACTTTTGCTGTCACCGATTTACGTTGCAGATCGTGGCAGGTTGCCATAGCGATCACCTGTTTCGCACCAGAACTTACGCAATTTTTCACCGAGCCGCCACTGGACATGTCACCAGTCGAGGCCATCGCTACGGTATCCGCAATCGGATCACCAGGCTGGACTGCTGGCATAGGATGCACATCAGGCGTGATCCCGGTAAAGGCTGCAGGCACCGGCTGTGCCGCATAACCCACGCTCAGGTCAGGCGCTGAGTAAGCTGGTAGGCAGATGATCATTGCTAAAGTCAGGAACAAGCTGAAAATATAACTTCGTTTTACCATGGTCTTTCCCTCGTTGTGTTGATATCAAAACGACACGCCATAGTGCATCCATGCACAGATCGGTGTCAAGTTTTAAGCGAATCTCGCCTGTATTGCAGCGAGCACCTGGTCGCTGGATGGTGGCCAGATGTTGCGCAGTTCAGGCCGTGACTTGATCCAGTTGCCAAGCCCATCAGCTGCTGCTTTTGAAACATCAGCCATCGCAGCCTGATCGTTCTTTGTCTGATGCCAGTGGTTGATGCGAACAGCATGCCGGTATCGATTGCCTGTTTGATCGTGTACTGAATAGCCGATACCGAGCTGATTACCAAAATCAAACTGCTCGACCGTGATCTCGACCGGCGCAGACGTGACCGGTATCTCGCCGCCCGGGGTATGCTCGCCGAGCCGTTCGATGATTGATGCAGGAACCGCAATCGTGAACGCCCCGGCGCCCAGACACTTGAGGAACGTGCGCCGCTTCATCGCGCTGACCCCTTACCGAACACCGACTCCATCGTGGCCGTAAACTCATCTTCGTCAGCATCAACCAGCTCGGCCAGATCCACGCTGCCACCATTACCCAGCGAGCCTGCATCCTGGCCTTTGAGCAGGGTATCCAGCGCGTCCTCGGCTTTCTTGCCACCTTTGTCAGCAGGATCTGGCTCGGGCGCTTTGCCCGCATACCCGAACCGTTTGGCGATGTTGTACATAAACGCAGCCGGATCCTTGCCGGCCCTCATCGCCTGGACCTGGGTCACGAACATCGCCTGCGCGGCCTGCTTCGCGGCTTCCTCCTCGCTGGCGCCCATGTCCAGAGCGTTCTGCACATTGATCTCGCGAACGTGCTCCAGGGCCTGATAGTAGTCCGGCGACTGTTCAGCAAAGCGGGTATCGTAGTTCGAGAGCGCGGTGGTAACCGCAACCATCTGGCGCTGCGCTTCCTGCTGCTGGTTGATCTGCACCACGTTCTCGCCGGTCTTTTCTACTTCCTGTTTGACTGCATTGAGTGCGGCGTCGATATAAGCCTTCGGATCGTCCAGGTAATCAGGTGGCGGCGCTTTGTTGGCCTCGGCAGCCTGCGCCTCTTTGTCGCGCTGGAACTGATCGAGCCGTTCCTGCAATGTCTCGAAACGCCCGAATTTGCGATTTAATTCATCGAACCTGGCCTGGTTATCTTTGCGCTCCTGCAGCAGGGTGGCTAGTGGGACATACTCTGGTTTCTTGCCAGCGCCATCCTCACTGCCAGCGTCGTCGCCTTTGGCAGCGGCGGCATCTGCCCCGTCTGCATCGCCTGACTTATCAGCCTGTGCCGTAGCGTCGCCAGCTCCTGCGCTGTCATCATCATCAGCACCCTCTCCTGCGCCTTGCTCACCTTGAGCGCCATCGGATTGTTCTTCATCGCCACTGCTTGCACCCCCGTCAAGTTCGCTGTCAAGTTCATCGACCAGAGCATCCATCGGATCGATGTCTGCACCGTCGTCTTCGGCCTGGTGCACCCGGAGTCTGAAAAATTTGTTTATGCGTTTCATGTTATCCCCTGATTTGAGTTATAAAACCACGAGCCATCTTCCTGACCCACGGCACCACTGCATCCAGAACGCGGCACAGCGAGTAGGTGAACATTACACCTATCATCACGATTTCGACCACGTTCTGTACAGATTCAATCACAACATCGACCCGGCCTCAGCAGCCACCTTGTGCGCCTGCTCACCCTTGAGCGTGGTGTTCGCCTTGGTTTCCTCGACCTTCTGTTTCTTGAGCAGGATGTCGATCACGTTCTCGGCCAGCTGGCGCTCCTTCATCGACACATCGAGCTCGGCGTTCATCATAGCCAGTTCCTCGGCCTTCTGCTTCTTCGGATCCGGCTTCATCGATTCCTTCCACTTCTGGATCATCGATAGAGGCAGCGGGGTGTAATCGAGGAAGTCAGGCGGCGGCTGGATACCCAGCTTCACCAGGTTCGGCATCAGCTGCATCAGGGTCGCAAACGTGCGTTCTTTGACGTTCGTCGAGGTCGGTGACTCGTCGACGATGATGTCGTACTCCTGCGATATCTGGTCCTTGAGCAGGCGGATGTACTTCTGCTTGCCCTCCTCGTCGGATATCTTGACCATGCGCCCCTCGGGCACGTACTCGCGAATGTACTCGATGTAGATCGCACCCACGTCGCGCAAATACGAGTTCATCGAATCGAAGGCCCAGGCGACCTGCGTCATGCCGGCCTGCTTGCGCTGTTGTTCGAGGATGCCTGGCTGATTGCGATCGACCATACCCAGCAGCTCGACCGGGATGCCGGTCACGGCACTGAATGCGTTCATGGCGATCTCGAGCAGACGTTCGGAGCCTTGCGGGTAGGAAGTCTGTGGCCGTTCCTTGAACTTCTCGCCAGCGATCGCGCCATCTTCCATCCAGACGATCTTGTCCGGCGATGACCAGTCACGCTCGGCGTGGTTCGGGTTCTCGAAGGCTGTGCGCTCGGCGATAATGCCGCCCTTCGCATTGTTGTCGATCGAGTGCATGATCTGAGACAGCAGCTTGTTGACCCATAGCTGCGGGTCCTTCATCACCTCGGTCAGGCCGAACCAGGTATTGTCGTTGCGATTGCGTTTGCCGGTGATGCACTTGTACGTGAAGCCGGTCTGGCAGGGTGACTTCTTGCGTTCCAGTAGCTCGCCGCCCAGCTGGAACTGGCGATAGTACACACGCTTACGCTGGCGCAGAACTTTGTATTTGACGGCGTTCTGATCGAGGAACACCTTGAACTTTTTCCACTGCTGCCGGGTGAAGTCTTTCTCGCCATAACCCTCGACGATGACCTTGTACGAGGTTTCCATCTCGTAGTCCTGAGTCTCGAGCACGTTGTGTTTGTTCTCTTTCTCGCCCGGGTCAGAGCTCTGCCCGCCTTCGTAGTAGGCCGCCCGGGTCGCATCGTGCGGTGACATCATGTCCTCGAAGCTGTCGACCACCACGTCACCACCGCCTAACTCGGCATCCGGCCAACGATCTTTGATATCGTCCTCGGGCATCGGGATGATGCGCTGCACCCACTTCGCATCGCGCAAGTTGCGCTTGCGTGAATCCGGGTCCCAGCGCATCTGGCCAGGGTCACGGCGCTCGGTGCAGATCATGCCCTCGGGATCACGCTCGTAATCCATGAAGGTTTCAGTCCAACCCATGCCGACGGTGATCGTATCCCAGAAGGCATCGGATTCTTCGTCGGCGGCCTCGCAGCCATCACGAAAGAACGCCACGATATCGTTCGCCAGCTCATTGACGCCCACGTCGCCGATATTGCGCGGCACGTAGTGGATATCCTGGCGGTTGTTGATCTGCAGGCCGGAGATCGAATCGATGTACTTGCTGGTGAGATTGTAAGCGACGACCGGGCGTAGCTTCTCGATGTACAGCGCTTTCGTGGCATCATCGAGCTGGTCGCCGGCCACAAAGGCATAGCTGGCAAAGGCGCGTTCACGCCAGGATTCGTGAGCACTCGATGCTCGGTTGTACCGGGTTATGCCACGTTCGGCATGCTCCTGGTCCTCATCCTCGTTGCGGTCGTCTGGGTCTTTGTTTTCGTTCGGTTCTTGAGTGATCATCATCCGCCCATCGCGTAGCCGCTGTTGTTTCTGGAACTGTACGCCTGCTTTTTCGGTTCTTCAAGCACCAGCTTCGGCCAGACCTGCGGCACGTCGTTGATGCGGGAGAACATATCGAGCAGATCGTCGTGAATTGGCACCGGGAAAACGTCGTACTCCTCGGTCAGGAACACCTCGACCAGCTCGACCTCGCGACCATCCCAGACCTGGATATAGAACAGCTGCTTCGGCAGCCAGAAGCGGTGATCCTCGATGATCGGCTGCAGCCTGAGTATGCGGTCGACCTTGGACATCGAGCCCCCGACCGGTGTGATATCGAAGCGATAGTTCTGCTCGCCCTGGACGTGCTCGATGTGCTGAATGTCGCTATCCTTGCCGTACTTCTCATAACCGACGCAATAGACGCGCCCGGTCGAATTGTGCCAGGTGCGGTGCATATTGATCAGCGCCTCGGTGCGCTCGTGCAGATTGAGCTTGTCACGCAGGAAGTCCACGACGTAGAAATTCCGATCCATGCCCAGCTCGAGGCAGCCCATGGTCGTGTAGTCTGATTTTTTGTTCTTCTCGTTGGCAGGGTCCACCAGGATGACACGGTTCGCCCGGCCTCCCTTGTGGCCCATGCGGTCGTAGAAGCGCAGATCGCCACGCTTGAATCCCTTCGACTTGTCGGCCAGTGGGTTCTGCAGCAGCTGCGTGCTGGCCGTGTAGGTGCCCATATCGCGCACCTTTTCGCGAAAGTGATCCAGCGACCAGAATACCGGATTGCCATCGAGCTCGCCGTTATCGGTGGCCGAGTGCACGCGCGGGATCGCGGCGCCGCGTTTCATCATCACGCGGTAGGTGTCGTTCAGGTGATACCGGGTGCCGATGTAACGCTTGCGCACCGACTCGCCGGCACCCAGATTCAGCGACATCTCCCAGCTCTCGGTGGTTTTCTGGATCATATCGGCATTGCTGACGCTGCCCAGGGTCACCATGTCATCGTAGACCAGGATATCGAAGTGCTTCGAGGTCGGCTGGCCTTCGACCACGCCCCAGGCCTCGATCGTGGCCTCTTTCGGGTTACTCAGGCGCTTGACGATAATCCCGACATCAGCAGACCAGGCTGGCGCCTCGCGCACCGGTTCCTGGTACAGGATGTCGGGGAACAGGTCTTTGAGCACCTGGTTGGTTTCAAACTCGCGCATGATCTGCTTGAGGAAGGCTTTCGCGATGGGCCGAGTGTGGCTGAATATGCCGACGGTGATCTGCTTGCCCTTCCACTTCGGGTCAGGGTCATCACCGTGCGAGCTCAGGATGTCCTGAATGGTCTTGGCGAAGGTGATGATGGTCGACTTGTAATGCTCGCGCGACCAGAGATCGAGATACCCGTCAGGATTCTCCTGAACGTCCCGGCAGCGCTCCAGCAGCCACTGGTGATGCAGGTCCGGTCGGTTCATCAGGTAGCGCAACAGGAAGAACAGGTCGTACCTCGCCAGGTCCCGCATGATCCCCACGTGTTCCATCTCCGCTGCCTGTTTCGCTGCCTGCTCGTCCTTCGTGCTCGAGGGCATGGCCATGATTTTGTTCGATTGATTCAGCAATGAACGCATTAAGCCGGGGTACTGCTCGAGTTGCAAACTGGTGAGTGTGTTCGTGGGTGCCATGTACATTGACCTCGCGGGGTAGGAATTTAGTCAGCAGATTACCGGCGGCTTTCCAGTCTTCTTCCCACCATTCAGCACAAACACCGGCTATCGACAACCCTTTTTTGTTTGCATATAGCACCAGGCCTTCGATGAAAGCTCCGCGCAGCCGTGGTGCGACATCGATACCGCGCTTTGACAGCATCGCAGTGGTTTCTTTGTCTTCCTGGCTCATGGCAGGCATATTGCTTTTGTCTCGAATAAGAGTCTGAAATCTCTCAAAAGAGACAATAGCCTGCGAGGTGTGAAAATGTCAATTATCGGACACGCTATCGAGATCAGTGAGCCTCGAAGTTTTTGTGTTCCTGAATCCGTCTGCGGGATGTCAGGTGATGCGCCTTGCACTGGCCGCAGTAGTAAATCCTGAGCTCGTGATGCGTACCTTTGCCACGCTTTTGACGCTTGCGCATTTTCTTGATCAGATCGATGCACTCAAGCTTTGTGTACGGGTCTTTGTAGCAGCGTTTATTAGTCATGGCTGATGTAGTTGTTCAGTTTAGCCTTTACACGCGCCCGGTATTTTGATTTTCCGATTTCACTCATGAGCTCAGCTTCTTCGACGATGCGCCTGAATGATTCGATGTCATCACCTCTCCAGGGTATGCCTGCTTCACCAGCGGCCACGATATAGGCTTTTTCTTCATCACCGTGCGTCAGGAATTTACAGAGCAGCTGCGTGATTCTGTGCAAATACGGTGTCTCCCAGAACTGCGAGCCGTTTGGTTTTTTGCGAATGGTGGGTGCTTCTCGGCGCTGTGGCTTTTCCTGGATGTGGATCCACTGCTTTGCAGCTTCCTGGTTGTGCGCGTGCAGGCTGTCATGTTGGCCCTGGTGGTGATCTCGCCAGATAGCGATGATCTGGGTGAGTATGGCCAGTGTGTCCGGCTTGGGTGGTTCTGCTGCGCTGCCGGGTCCGGTTTCGTCGTCGTAGATGTTACTGTCGGTTGTCATATTGCCCCTCTGCGATTTTGGTGTAGGTTTCCATTTCGAGTAGTTTTCTCAGGCTGTAGGCCTTGACCTTGACCTTGCCGGTGAGCCAGTCTGATTTTTTCACACGTTTGAAAAAGTTCGTCCATTGTTTGAGGTTGCTGCAGCCGATGGTCGGCGTTCGGTGTACCTGCAGCATGTCGTATTCGAGCTTCCAGGTGGAGTGCAGCACTTTGGGATTTTCCGTGCAGATTTCGTGATACAGATCGATCACTTCCTGAGCCTTGTATGGCATCGCTGTCACGTCTTTGTAAGGATTTTCGACAGGCTTTGGCTTCTCCTGTAGAGATGTATCAGACGAGGAGGACGATGAAATAGAACTATCTTGTTTAATGGTTGTGGTTAATGGTTGTGGCATGCTTAAGCATTTGCTTCCATCGTCATCAAGCAATTGCTTAGCATTTGCTTTCCCGCCCTTACGCCCTGCTTCTGCCCTACGTTCTTGTATATCCTTGGATTTCTGCAATTCCATGTCGATTCTTTTATGGTGAAGAAAGCCGTTTTTTATCTGGAAGTAATTTTGCAAACTCGGAAATAATCGACGAAAGACCTTGGGGTTTACTCGGAGTTTTTTGGCGATTATTGCCGGATTATTCTCGATTGGCCCTGCCTCCATGTAGTACAAATCGATCAATCGACGGTACATACAGTCCTCCTCGAGAGACAGGTGCATCGTGTCGATCATGAAATCTTTCGGGTAAAAAGCGTACCAGGCACGCATAAATTCGGCCTATGGCTGACTGTTTTCTTGAATGGTTTTTTTGACCGTTTCGTATCGTTTCCGAGATGCCTCGCGCGTGCATTCAACGCATGCACAATTGTGCGTATAGCGCTGTGAGGTGTGCCCGTTCACGCAGGGCTTGCCGGTGAAGTAGGTTTTCTCGCCGGCCTGAGCGGCGTCCTCTCTGGTGGATTGCATTGCGTTCCCCCTGTTGTTGTGTTGTTATTATTATATGCAGTTAGGCTGCCTCATTCTTGAAGCCGGGAAGAAACTGCACGCCAACAGTCGGCACAATCGCCGGCCTCCACACATGGCCACAGGATTGGCATGCATGAGTATGATGTGACTTGGTGACGTACTCGGCCTCATCTATGTGGCGCGTGCCGCACTCTGGACACCACAGCAGCATTGGAATAGGTTTATCCATTTCAACCTCCTGCGCCTAACAAGGCGCTCAAATTTGACGCACAAACAGCGTGCACCATTTAGCTAAATCGTTATGGCACACGGTCAATGCCTTAATCAGCCTGTTACCGTGATTTTTGTCGGGTTCCAGCCGCCTGTATAGGCTTCAATATTTTCCCAGCTTGCATTGTTATCATCGTTGATGCGACGTAGACAGGATTCAGCCACGCTCGCCTTTTTACCACTAGGCAAAATAAGATCCGTCCACCAGAATCGGTCGCGCTGACCTCTGAAATTTATATCAATTTCGTCGAAGACGACCACGGCCACTACCGTGCCGTTATATTTTCCTTCGGCGCCATCGATAATCATCGCCTTACATCCTGGTTCAATAGGTTTCATGATCTCCCCCTGTTGAAATAACGCAGCGCGCACCGGTGCAGTTTCTCGTACCGGCGCCGCATGGCGATGAATTGATCTATGTCAAGCGCACGCACATCGCGCACTCGGTTCCTGGCAGCATGGAATATCAGCGTCTGAAACACAGAGCTGCGTTCGCTGGCGTGCGTGCCAGAAAAGAGTTTGCGTTCGCTACCGTGTTTCGGTAGGCTTGTTTTGTACGGCATGTAGTTCTCCTGCAATATTCGCCCCGGTTATGCCGGGGCATTTTTTTCCTCAAAAGAAGCTGCCAGGGCTGATCTGCCGACCTTCGTGATGTTCAAATACCCCATCTTGACACCCGGCCTGCCATCATATTCAT